CTCTCATCGCGGCCGACACGCCGCAGGTGAACGTGGTCTATGTGACCAGCACCTACGCGAGCTGCAAGCGCATGGCGTTCCTGCCGGCAGTGGAGCACAACCGGGTGCACGCGCTCGGCGGCGACCCGAACTATGCCGAGATGACCATAGGCTTCCCCAACGGCAGCCGGGTCTACTTCATGGGCGCCGACACAGACCGGCTGATCGACCGGCTGCGCGGCATCCCGAACCTGGTGCTGGTGCTCATCGACGAGGCGGGCATCTACGGCAGCAACAAGCTCAAGACCATGATCGAGGCGGTACGCCCTGGCCTGCGTCCGATGTCTGGGACGCTGTGCGTGATGGGCACACCGTCGCTGGCGGGGCGCGCGGGGACGTGGTTCGAAATCACCGAGAACGCGCACTTCGAGCAGCACCGCTTCGACTACCGCGACAACGACCGCGTGCCGAGCTTCGCCGCCGTCGAGACGCTGATCGACGACGAGCTGGCGGCGATGGGGCTCACGCGGGAGAGCGCGTACTTCAAGCGTGAGTACCTGGCCCTCTTCGAGGTCGACCTGAGCGAGAGCGCGTTCCGCTACGACCGCGCGCGCGCCGGCTACGAAGGCGACGCCCCCGACTGGCTGACCTCGTATGCCGTCGGCATCGACCCGGGCACACGAGACCGCACGGCCATCCAGGTGTGGGGATGGGGCGAGCAGGAACACGCCGTCTACCACGTCTACGAGTGGGTCACCGAGCGCAACGCCGGCACGACATGGGCGCAGATTGGCGCCGAGCTTGGACGCATCCGAGAGCGCTGGGACCCGCACGCCTGGTACTACGACGCGGGCGGCTCGAAGATGACGCTCGACCTATTCGCGCGCGACTACGGCATCCCCGTCATCAAGGCCGCGGTGAAGGCCGACCTGCCCGGACAGGTGTCGCGGTTCGCTGACCTGCTGGCCAAGGGGCAGGCCCGCATCCGCATCGGCTCAGCGCTCGAGCATGACCTGCAGCGTGCGCAGTGGGACCGCGACGCGCGCATCCAAGGCCGTTACAGCTGGTCGGCCATCTGCCACCCTGACGCCGCCGACGCTGCACGCTACGGGCTACAGGCGTACTTCGACTCGTTCCGCCCGCCGCTGACCGACCACGACCGCTACCTCGATAGCATCCGCCGCGCCGAGCAACTGGCCCTCGAGAACCGCGCCGTTCAGCACGAGTACAGCGGCGACGACGAGTTTCAAAATGACGAGTATAGCGATGTCGCGTAGTTAGCTCGAAGCAATGGCGGAAACGCCAATGCTCGTCCCGTGGGACCGCCTGGGCTAAGGACGAATGGATCCGTCCGAGGTCGCAGCGCTACTCGACGTCCTGCGGGACCGGGGCGCAACGTCGGCCGAGGTGCCCACCGCGCTGGGTCTGTTCAAGGTGACGCTGGGGCCGGCGCTGCCAGCGCTGGTGGACGACGACACCGACAAGCCAGAGCCCGAGGAGCCGCTCCCGCCGGGCGCCTTCGACCCGATAGCGCGCCGCAAGCAGGCCGCCAGTGGCTGAAGCCGGCGTGCAATCCCTGGCGCTCTGGGAGGAAGACCTAGAGCCTGACGAGCGCGCGCGCCGCATGATCGCCACGAAGAAGCTGATCAGCCAGCTATCGAGCGAGAAGGACCGCCGCGATTACGACCTGTTCAACCTGCGGCTCTACTCGAAGAACAACGACCTCATGTTGTACGACCTGTTCAACGAGCAGTTCGTGGACAGCGGTCGCGGGGCAGTGGCGCCGACCGAGAACAGCAAGAACAACCGGGCCAAGGCGGCGATCGACACCCTGGCGTCGCAGGTGGCCAGCACCGACACACGGGCGCGCTTCGAGGTCATCAACGGCGACTACAAGACGCGACGTAGGTCCCGCAAGATGCAGAACTTCAGCGATGGCCTCGCCGATGAGCTGCAGTTCTCGCGGCTCAAGCGCCGCATGTTCATGGACAGCGCCGTCTTCGAGAGCGGCGTGGGCATCTGGCAGTTCTTCCGCCGCGGCAACAAGGTGGATGGCCAGCGCGTGCTCCCGACCGAGCTTGCGATCGACCCGTCAGACGGCTTCGTCGATGGCGTGCCGCGCACCATCTACCGCGAGCGGCCGATGCCGCTGGCGAACATCATCGCCGACTTCGGCGGGACGCCCGAGCTGGACGCCAAGATCCGCGCCGCCAAGGAGGTGCGCACCAGCGGCACGCCCATCGACCAGCGCCTCGTGTTTGAGAGCTGGACGCTGCCCACCGGGCCCGAAGCCGACGACGGCTGGCACATCATCGCCATCGACACCGAGGGCGGCGACCTGGTCGTCGAGCAGTACGAGAAGAACTTTCACGAGCTGGTGTTTTTCGCCGTCGAGGAGCGCTTCACCGGCTCGTGGGGCAACAGCCTCATGACGCAGGCGCGCGACCTGCAGATCCGCATCAACGCGAACGACTATCGCATCGAACGCAGCACCAAGCTCGGGCACGCTCCGCACCTGTACGTCGACAAGAACGCCCAGATGAAGAAGGGGCAGTTCAGCAACGAGATGTGGACCGTCTGGGAGGGCATGGGCCCGAACCCGCCCCAGCAGATCATGTTCCGCCTGGCCTCCCCCGAGCTCTACCAGCAGATCAAGGACGACGGCGAGCGCATCTTCGAGGACCTGGGCGTGAACCTGCAGTCATCGCAAGGCGCGTCCGAGGCGGGCCTGGATGCGTCGGGCGCGGCGCGGCGCGAGGCGAAAAAGAGCGTCGATGGGCGCAACAGCCTGCGTCAGCAGCGCTACGAAGATCTCCACATCGACCTGATGAAGGTCGCGCTCTCGATCGCCAAGGACATCGCCGAGGAGCCCGATGACGAGGTCGCCAAGAAGCGCGGCGAGAAGGACGCCAAGAAACGCGGCTACCAGGTGGTGGCGCGTGTCGACCGCTCGCTGAAGCGCCTCGACTGGGAAGACGTCGCCATCGACGAGGGCGACTACAAAATCAGCGTCAAGCCGGCGTCACCTGTCCCGATGACGCCCGAGGGCCTCAAGGCCGAGGGGCAAGACATGGTCGATATGGGCGTCTGGACGCCCGACCAGCTGGCCGAGGCGTGGCAGGACCTGGACATCGACGGGCGCACGAACGCCACCGTCAGCGCGCGCCGCAACCTGGAGCGCAAGATGGACGAAGCGCTCTACGAAGGCGCCGCGCTCACGCCGCCCGACGAGTTCACGAACTACAAGCTCGCCATGGAGATTGGCCTCGAGCTGCTGAACCAAGCCGAGGAAGACGGCGTACCCGACAAGAACGTCGAGAAGCTGCGCCGCTACCTGCGCCAGGTGAACCGCGCGAACGCAGCGATCGCTTCGCCTCCGCCGGCCGCGACCAATGGCGTTTCCGCCAATGCTCCACCGCCCGCCCCTGCGCCGCAAGCTGCAGCAGCATAGCCGCGGGACCACTTGGGCCTTGGGTGAATGGCCACCCAAGCCGCGAATGCAGCGCCGCCGGCCGGCGAAGACGAAGAGGCGCCCGAGGTTGACGAGCCCGAGCCCGCCGAGGACGAAGTCGTCGTCGATGATGAGGCCGAGGCCGTCGCAGCCGCCAAGGCCGCGAACGAGGCCGAGGGCGCCGTCGAGGAGAAGCCCGAGGAGGAAGAGGCCGAGGAAGGCGAGAAGCCGCCAGCCGACGAGCCTCCCAAGGCGCTGAAGGACCAGACGGTCGACGAGCTGGCCAAGCAGCTCTCGGACGACCAACTGCGCCGCCTGGGGCAGAAGTTCGCCAACAAGACCATGGCCGCCGCGCGCCGCAGCGAGCGCGAGGTAGGCACGGTTCGCGAGCAGAGCCAGCGCATCACCGCCGAGCTGACGACCTACAAGGAATTCGCGGCGCAGTTCAAGACCGAGCCGATGACCGCGCTTCGCCGCGTGCTGGGCGCCGACCTGACGTTCAAGCAGTTCGCCGAGATGGTCGCCAAGGACCCGGGCACTGCCGAGCCGCCCCGGGTCGATCCGCAGGTCGCCGAGCTTCGGCGCCGCCTCGACGAGAAGGAGCAGCGCGAGCGCGAGCAAGTGGTCGCGGAGAACACGCGGCGGTCGCAAGCCGCGGTGCAGGACGCGTTGTCCAAGGACCCCGAGCGCTTCGACTTGGTGCTGACCGACATCGGACGCGTGCAGCTGTGGGATGCGATCGTCGCCTACCACGGCAAATACGGATCATGTCCCGACGACAAGGTGTTCGCGATGGCGGACCTGATCGAAGGCCGGCTGACCGAGCAGGTCGCGAAGTCGAAAAAGTTCACCGCTCGCCCGAGCGTAAAAACGGGCACTCCTCCGGCGGCGAAGCCCAACGCCGGAGTGAAGGGCAAAACCATCACGAACCGATCGAGCT